CGAAGGCCTATAGGCCCGACGGTACGATGCTTGGTTCGAGCGGCGGTGGCTTTTCAGCCAGTGTAGGGGCGGGTGGTACAGTAGTTGTTCATGCCCGGCAGGACCGTTGGTTCTCCGGGTCGTTCACCTACTACGTCCCAGAAGCAGGCCAAGGATTTTTCCAAGACCTGTCCCGCTTTGAGGCTCTTGCCAATAAGCTCCTGGGAACGAGGTTTACTCCTGAAGTACTTTGGGAGTTGGCCCCGTGGTCCTGGCTTATCGACTGGTTCTTCGGCGTGCAGAATAATATTTCTGTCGCGACGAGGTTCCAGAGCGATGGGCTTGTGCTCAATTATGGTTACCTTATGGTCAGAGACCGGGTAACTGTGAACCACCTCTTCGATGTCGTCTATCGTAAAGATCAGGCGACTCTGAACGCGCGTAAGTCCGCTTTCGAGCGGGTTACGTACGACAGGAAAAGAAGAGTTAAGAGCACACCGTTTGGATTTGGACTCAACCCTGGTGATTTTACTGCCAGGCAGTGGTCCATCCTAGCGGCTCTTGGTATGACCAAGAGCCCTGGAAAACTCCGTTGACCCCAAAAGGGATCGCGGATCTCCTCATACCCAAAAGGATGTGAGGTTTAACCCTTATTTGGAGATGCTAAGATGTTGACCGACCCTCAGACTGTAACCATTAATGCTGTTGCTAATACGCTTCCGCGTACTAGCTCCGGCGTTAACAGTGGCGCGTTCCAAAAGGACGACACTACTGTTAAGCTCGACGTTTCTCACCAGTATGGTAAGAGGAGCCGACGGCTGGTTAAGCTGACCCACTCGAAGATTGCGCCGGATCCGCTTATCTCTTCGACTAACATTCGTTATTCGATGAGCGTCAACCTTGTGGTTGACGTCCCGCCCACTGGTTATACCGTGGCCGAGGCTAAGCAGATCGTCGATGCACTCACTAAGTGGTGCACCGACTCCAGCGGCGCTAACATCACCAAGCTTCTTGGTGGTGAAAACTGATCCAGATTGACGGTGGCCTCGCTCTTGCGACGGCCATCGTATCTGTGATCACCTTCGTGGCTGCTGTTACGACTGCTTTCGCGATTATGATCGCGATGACAGTCCGCGCAGCAGTTCGTGGAAGGGTTGAGCGACGTCATTAGCTATGGAATAGCTAACCCTTTGTTAGGAGGGGGCTTTGAAAAGCCTGATGTCTCTAGTAAGGATGATCCTCAATGAGATTGGGGATCGGTGCGACGCTAGTACCACGGAGGATCATAAAACGATCCTCCGTCGCGTCGAAGCAGAGGGGTTGTCGTTTTTAACGATTACCCTGGCGAGCTTCGGAAAGGACTTCCAAAAAAGTCTTGACCGAGGCCACGTCGCTCCATCTGACTTTGCTGGTTTCAGCAGGTCAGGAGGGCTCCCCCGATTTCTCGGAGGTTTCCTCGAGCTAGTCTTCGACAAGCGTTCGGGTCGGTTACTCGATGACGCTAATATCGATGCGGTTTCTGGAATACACCAGTTTACTTCGATGTTTTCGAAGATCCAAATCGATTGTGCGCCACATCGCGTGGACGCTGCTTTCGCAGCGTACATCGAGTGTGAGCAGGATGTCAAGAAGAGCAATGAACGATTTAACGGTGAACTCCAAAAAGAGTTCTCCCGTGTGTCCGCTATGCTCTTTTCTTCGGTGTTCAGCGAGGTAAATCGTCATGTTGACGACGCCACGCTGATTCCGAAGCACGGGCCTGGTGCCACTGCGGAGAAGTTGACTTCTAATAAGAAGTATACTTCGATGCACTGGACCTCCAGGCTTGAGAAGGTATTCCCTCATTATGAGTGGATTTACCCTAACTACCTCGCGGCTCTTGATGAGCCGTATGGTAATGTTGACATCCTCGAACCCGGAGCCGAGATGCCCGTAAGGGTCATCACGGTTCCTAAAACGCTGAAAACGCCTAGGATCATTGCGATTGAGCCGGCCTGTATGCAATATATGCAGCAGGCTATCTCTCTCGATTTGGTTCCTAGATTGGAGGCCGACTCTATCGTCGGTCCCATGATTGGATTCACTGACCAAATCCCTAACCAGGAGATGGCCAAACAAGGATCATATGATGGGTCCTTGGCTACACTCGATATGAGTGAAGCATCCGATCGCGTTTCCAATCAGCATGTACTTGAGCTGTTTCGCCCATGGCCGTCTCTTAGTGAGGCAGTCCAAGCGACTCGGTCAAGGAAGGCTGATGTGCCTGGCTATGGCGTTATCCGTCTAGCCAAGTTCGCGTCTATGGGTTCAGCGCTTTGCTTTCCTGTAGAAGCGATGGTCTTTTTGACTGTCGTCTTCATGGGGATAAGCAGGTCGCTTAACCGCCCTGTTTCCGAGAAGCTCCTTAGGGAGTTTCACGGTCGGGTACGCGTTTACGGGGACGATATTATCGTCCCACGTGAACACGCGGAAGCCGTTGCCAGTACCTTGTCTCTTTTAGGATACAAGGTTAACGCTAACAAGTCTTTCTGGACTGGGAAGTTCAGAGAGTCTTGCGGCGGGGACTTCTACGACGGAGAATGGATCACACCGATCCGTCTCCGTCGCGAGTTGCCCCAGCAACGGCGGCAAACCGACGAGGTTGTTTCGTTTAGTTCTTTCAGGAACCAGCTTTATAAGGCTGGCTACTGGAAGACGGTCGCATGGTGCGATGCCTACCTGGAAAATATTCTAGGTGGTGTCTATCCATACGTTGGCGAAACCTCCAACGCGGTGGGACGCCACACGTTCCTGCCTCTTTTGGAAGCAGATAAGACGTGTCCTAACCTTCAAAGGCCTATGGTAAAGGCCTGGGTTAAGGTGGATACACCTCGAGCTGACAAGCTCGAAGGGTATGGTGCCCTCATGAAATATTTCCTGAAGAGAGGCGAAGAGCCAATCCAAGGGAAGCATCTCATGTTTGCC